GTCTTGGGGTCGTGGGGGTTTGTAGATTCTGACCTACCCCGGGAAACTGCCGTAGGGGTCTAGGTGGCTGGTTTATTGCCTCGTCTTGAGTTGCAGGATCGGTGTGCAGGTAGCAGGGGACTGGCAGGGTTTGACGGATATAGATGGTCGGCTGTCCAAGGGTCGTTAGGTTTGTAGCCTTCTTTACATAGCCAGCAGACTGTAGCTGTGTCTCGGACTTGTTTAGCTCTCTTTGCATAGTCTCCTCTGTAGTGGGTTCTAGTCTTCCTTGCGTCTAGGCGTGCCTGGTACTGGGTCTGGTGGGTGGGGCATCGGTTTCCTTTCTGTGTTAATAAACCACAATCTAAACAGGGTCTTGGGAATGCCACTGAGTTATCCTGCCTGACGGGAGTGACCGGTAGCCGGTTGTGGGTGCGTGACTGAAAGAGTCGTGTTTGACGGCTGCCAGTATGGAGGCGTGACAATAATGTTCGTGTCTTGTTTCCCAATCAGATTCATTGTCATACAGGGTTGATAGTGCACCTAAAGCAATAGAGCCACCGGAACCAATAGCCCAGTACGGTGCAAGCCTTGATACACCGAGTGAGGCTGAGATACCAAACGCTCTCCCGTGAGTCATAAGAATGATTTCACTATCAGGTAGTTCAGCAACACCGTCTTTTGTGTCCAAAGATAATTCTTTCTGAGCTCCGTCACGTATCTTAGGAATCACACGTTTAGATATCCACTCATACCAAGCAATATCAGGTTTGGATTTAAGTACAGCAGGAACAACAGGGTATTTGATCTGGAACTGTAAAACATCACAGGTTCTATCGGCTCCTGCTGCTGCTATCAACCATTCCCCTTGTCTAACTATTTTTGCCATTCCAGGCATAGTGTGGAAAGATTCATCGGTGATACCACTCTCAGCGTGGATAGATGCGTACTGGGTTGAAACAGTCACAGCAATAGTTGTCATAACACTTCCCTATCAGATACGACAGGGTTCTGCCTTTTAATCTCTCGAAGTCTTAACTTAGCTGGACTATAACCACCAACGGTGCGACCAGTGAAACGTTTAGATAAATCAACAGGTCTTTTCTTAAAAGCCTTACCGTTAGCCCGATTATCATTACGTGAGGTCTTAACTAGCTGTCTGCCCTTTGCCATTAGCTCTTACCTACTATCGAGCCTTTGCCTTGGATAACATCCTGTGCGTGTAACACGCCACCAATAAATAGTGTGGGGATTTGCTCCTCACCATTAGCGTTCCGGAAGCACATAACAGATACCTCAGCCTCTAGGGCATCGTTAATAGCCTGCCTGGCGAATCCAACTATTACACGAGTGCGATCTAACGACTCCTCTAGACCATCTATTTGATCTCCGTAATGCTCTGTAGCAAAGTTACGCATAAGAGTTTTAATGCGCTGACCTATTTCATCATCAAAGACTTTAGTAAAATCATTCATAATTATTCCCAACTCCATAACAGCCAACCTTGTTCATGCGCCTCTTTTGGGTGCTCCGTGACCCAGGAGTGACAGGGCCTGCAGAGTGCAACTAAGTTCTCTACATCTGTTATTGAGCCACCTCTAGCTCGGCTTTTTTTTTCATGAATATCGTGTGATCTATCAGCATTACATCTTTGGCATACAGGTCGCTCGGAAAGTAATGATCGCACCAGGTTTCTTCTTTTAGTTCGATAAATTTTCTCTGTCTTAGCTGAGCGTTGTCGCATCAGAACCACCAGGTGTTGTCTGTACGCATTCCAAAAGGATCTGGTGCCCAAGTGCTTTCTGGTAATGGTGCAGGAGAGACTGGTTTGCGCAGGAGTCTCCAGAGAAAGAACATGTTTCATAGTGTATTCCAGTTATAGCCTGTGCGCGATGGTGCGTATTAGTCTGCGTCTTACTTTTACATCAGAGTGCATAGGAAACACTCTTCTTAGTCTTTCACGCTCTAGTGAGGTAAAGGAACCCCAAATTCCGAATCTTTCGTTCCAGCCTTTTTCTAAGCAATACCCTCTAACAGGACAGGCCATACAGATGCGTACTGCTTTTAAGCATTGGGATGGTTGATCCTCTCCTACAAACCAAATGTCTGGGTCGTACTCTCTACATTTTGCGTAAAGTTTCCAGCTGTCCGGTCTCGGGCATTCTGCACAGATAGATGTCCCATCTAGGGCTTTGTGTGTGCAGTCTTTTAACATCGCTCTAGTATCGCAGAGCGTTTAAATTAAATCTGTGACTGGTGGGTTCAGCGAGTCGATTTCAAAAGCCTTATTATGTAATACATCATTCCTAGCTGTATAAAGGTAATTATGGTGTCCATTAGTATCCCCATATTCTTTCGTCTGCTCTATCTTTACGTGCTAGATCCCCGTCAGGAACCCACGATGGTTCATCAAAATCATCCATTAGCTCATCCCAAGACTCGAAGATGAAAGTTATAGATCCGTCATCGTTTTTTCTTGTCTTCATCTTTTGCTCTTATTCCTTGGTGGAAGGTACTTGATAGTCCAAGGAAGTGTCAAAAGGAATGCGTAGCAAGCCCAGACAATGTAATCGTAAAAGGTCATCGGTTCACCACACATTCGTGAATATTTTCAGCCTCGCACTGTTGATCCGAGATGTAACCCTTGTGACAGGTGACACAGATACGTGCAATTTTAGTGACCTCGTTGGTCGAAGGTTTGGATTCTAGTGCTGCCGATAGCTCTAGGAGTAACTTTTCAGCGTGCTGTCTTGAGATAGTTATATCCACAGCGTTAACACCTACGGTTTCCATCATCATCTTGTAGGCATCGTATTTGTGTGTGGATATCCAGTACATAGCATGCGTGTGAATAGTTTCGTTGTTGATCATGGCATTAGCCACTCGGAGCATCAATGGAGATAGTTCATCTACATCTAACTTTAAGGTGACTAGGTCGTGCTTCTTATCGAACTTCATTGCTTTTCATCCTCTCTAGTAACTGCGCTGGTATTTCCATCATTTCTTTGCCATTTGATTTGTAAATAAAACCATTGGGATGCATGGATGGTGGTGCGACCACATAACCGCGATATTTGATATCAACACCATCCATAACTTTTGCTTTCATTTGTAGCTGTGAAGAACATTTAAAGTAATAATGAAAACCATTACCTGTCTCCACGCACATCGTATTATCGTAAAACAGATAGGCGCACTCGGAGTAGAAATTGTTCCCTTCGTATCCCATGCTCCTGAAATCAAAATCTAGAACCACTAGCTCAGACATCTCGCAAGCGATACCAATATTCATTTCCGGGTCAAAGTTAATCCATTTATCTAACACCCGGTGATCATTAGTAGCTGATAGATGCCCTCTATGAGCTAGTGCCGTGTAGGGTTCTTTCTTATTTGGTTTGATAGGTAAAACCCAGAGCCCAGCATCAAGGTATGAGTGAGCAATATCTAAACCAGTCATTTGCTCACTTAACATTTCGCAACCTCGCAGCCACCCTCGACTTACAAGCCCTAACCACCTTTGCATCCATCTCAGAAGCAATACGAATAGCAATATCAGTACACTCTAAAGATTTCTGATCATTAGGTGCCGTCACAGCCAACCACATCGCTAGCTCTAAAGCCTGCACTGGCGACATATCTTTTATCTCAGTCATTCTTTTCCCTTCTCCCTTTTAAAGCCCTGCCTGGCGACATGCACGCAGTCACCCCACCAGACAGGAGTCTGTTAGTTTTCCTCTTTTAAATGATTTATTAAAGCCTTCAATTGATCGTTGGAAACCAAAGTTGACAACAGACCAGCTGTTGCTTCCAAAGCATAATCACCATGTTTGGTTCTCATAAGATCCACTACCTCGTTTAAAAGGGTTGCTCCCTCTAATTCATATTTCATTTCAAATCACCAATCTGTAGTCGTGGTCTTCTCTTTTGTGGCTTCTGATTAAACCTTCAATGTAACCTTTAATAGCTCCACCAGTTCTACTGGTGTAACCACATGAACATTCAAAGTCCCATCCCCATTCGCCAGCCATGGAAGATGTGTGTCTAATCTTTTCTTCACCAGCGTAGACAAATAACTTAATTTTCACCTTTTCAGATGTTGGTGCTAATCTCATCATGCCCCTTTCTTGAGCCTGTATAACAAGCGTACCATTTGTATAACGTGATGCAAGTATTTAGGGGATATCTTCTTCAGGGTGTTTCTTGGGGGAAATTCAGCTTATTTCTAGCTGTAGCTCTAGATTGTGGGGTTTTTGTAGGATTTTCTACCATTCTTTACATTCAGGCAGGTTTTGGCAGGCAGAGGATGGCGTGTTCGCACCACCCCCAAATTACACCCAGTATAGGTATGTATAGGTCTCGGATGCTGACCGTGAGGTCAGAAGAACGCCATGTGTGATTACAGCTGGATATATCGGACATAGGTTCTCGGTTTTATGCCCACCATGATCACTCGCAGATTCACGTTTATCTGCACGCCCACGTAGTCGAAATGAGTGAAATGTCACCCTCTAACGGTGATTAACTGGTTGACTAGACCAGCCAGGTATTTTTAAGAGCACCTGTCACTCTTTTACAGCTACAAACTAAAGATTTATTACGATCTAAGTTTTAGCTGGCAATCCAAACTATTGCTTTATTTCCAAACTCTGTCATTCTTCTTGCTCCAGAGTCCGTTACCCATCCGTCTTTAGTTAAACTGCATCTACTACTAGAAACAGTTTGATGTGAGAGCCCGGTAATCTTTTCTAGTTCGTGATCGCACATCCCTAAGATTCCTGCCTCTTTTATTAAATCATAAACTTTTCTTCTTTTAGTTCCTGATCTACCTAATAACTTCTGTGCTGAATCTAAAGATGTCTGTTGATAATTAGTCAGCACCACATCTCTGTCTATTGCTTCTCTCATCGTTATCCCCTTTCTAGAGATAATAATTACCTTGCTAGGTTTTCCTCTAACTTGCTTGTGGAATATTTTTCAGCTAAAGCCATGACCACAGCCTGTCTTTCAACTTCGGTTAAATAATTTATATCTTCGACCTGTACATTTCCAGTATTGGTCATAAGAAATCTGAGGATTTCTATTAGTATTAGCTGTGTTTGATTCCATTCCTGTGTATCTATGTACGCCCAGTCCACTTTTCCTAATTCGAAATCACAGTGCTGTAGAGCTGGGTGCTCACGCAGAAATGTGTATCTTGCTAGTAGGGCTCCTGCATTATTATTTTTCATGTTTTTGCTCCAGTCATCATCTGTATCGCTAAGCGAATAACTTCAGAAACTGTTGAGTTATGCTGTTTAGCCCACTGGTGGACTGTTTGCATTTGCTCATCGTTAAGTCGCAACGCGATCATATTTGTTTTCTCAGCCATTTATTCCTCTCATCCTCTCGAGTGTATAACACCATTTTCTAGGGGCATCGGAACGCCACGCTGGGAAGTCTTAGGCTGTGTAGAAAGGGTGACACAGCCCAGACCGACTCACCTCGCCAGAGAATGAGTCTCATCCACCTAGAGGGTACTAGGTGAGATCTTGAAGATTAGCTCGAACCCTCTGAACACGTATTCTAGCCCACGCCAGATATACCAGTAAATCGTCTATTTCTTCCATAGCCTCATCCAGTACCCTGTCCAAAGATTTGTCCTCTAAAGCCTGCCTGTTGCCTGAATCGTACTGATCAGCCCCCACTCCCATAATCCTTGATTCCAAGGATTTGAGCATGTGGGTGATTGCTTTTGCTAGCTGTGCACTGGTCATAGTACGGCTAAATCGCTCCACTTCTTGTCATCGTGATGCCCTACCAGCATAGTAAGTGTCCCGGGAGAACTCCAAAGTGCCTGCGAATCTGAATACCATTTACTGCCCCCACTCGGTGAGCCATCTGTGTCTAAAGATGGGCACTGAAAGGAAGTTATAGCTCCAAAATCTGTGACCTTTAAATGGTGAAAATGACCGTTGTACCATAACTCGGGTTCCATACCTATTTCTTTCAACTGCTTTAATGACTGCCCACGCAACCATTCAAGTTCTTTTCCCCTAATTTTATGTCCGTGAGTGAAAGCACACTGCACGCCCGATAACTCGGCTTGCATAACCATTTCATCATGTGGGATGTACCAATCATTCACTAAACCAGAATCTCCGATGATACGTTGCAATGCGTCAGCTAGAAAACCATCGGCTGAGTCACTGTCCGTAGTTACGGACTTGTTGCCTTTTCTTTGCCATTCCCCGTGGTTACTGATACACGATATAAAACTAACGTGTTCAGCTAAAGGTGCAATGACGTTAACGCCTCTAGTCCACAGATCAAGTGCTAATCGCAACTGGTCACGTAAATGACCCTGAACGCTAAAGAGCTGACTTTCGTAGTGGCCTGAAACGCATTCGATTGGATCACCCATATTTACTATCGCTATGCTTTCAATATTTCTTCCTAATTTTCTTAGATCGTTAATTCTATTTACGGTTGAGTCAAAAGATTTCAGTACACGTTCAGTTGTAGCCTTAACCCCACCACTAGCTGATTTATATAACTGCCAATCAGCCCAAAGCACCACAAAGGTACTAGGTGGTTCTTTTGAGTCTTTAGACTTCCGTGTGGGTTTCCACGAGCGAATAGATTTTCTTATTTCATCGATATCGATTTCACTTACAGCTGATGCTAATTTACGTCTAAACACAGCCTTGTATGCATAGAGCCAAACAATGTCACGATCACCTGATTCGGTGCGTTTCGATTGCTGCCACTTTGACATTTTGACCTGGTCCCCGACTACCTCGAATACATCTGGGTCTAAACCGAATCCTCTGAGGATAGGTGACCAATCATCTGAAATAGGTGTATCAAGAATGCCGGTGTATATCTGCCCACCGTCTAAACCAATTTCAGCCCAGGGCTTTTGTTTATCTTTTAAATCATCGCTGGATGCGTTTTCAATGTCATCTATTAAGGACATATACAGCCACCATGCGTGTTACGCCTACGATGACGATATAACGATGATGCTTGGATTTCATAACCATGCTCTTTAAAGACCTTGAATAGTAAAGAGATTTGATAACCAGGGTCGTCTACTGCCTCAGCGACTTGTGCTCTTTCTTCAGGTTTAAGTTTAGATAATAGTCTTTCAACTGCACAAACTTTATTCTTACGTGTAGATGTATTTTTAATCTTTTCTAAATCGTTTAATAGATTCATATCATTATCGTATCGTATTCTTTTGTTTTTGATTATGCGACATCAAATAATCAAGGGCTTTTAGTAATATTTCTATATCATCACCAAGGTTGCCTAAACCCCAGTTACAATTCCGACAAAGCAAACCTCGAACACATTTCCCACACGAAACACGACCAGGGCAGCAAGAGTGATCATGATCCACAGCTAATCCCAAACCGTCTTTATGACCACAGATAGCGCAATTCCCATCTTGAGCTATGAGCATGCCATCAAATTGGACATCGGATAGGTTATATTTTTGTTTTACTCTTTGATATTTTTTGTAGCCTTTATGAATACGCTCATATTCTGCTTTTTTTTCTTTGTTAGCTGCATAATATGCACGTGCTTTACGGTTATCGCAGATACGACAGATACGCTGTCTACCGTTAGGTCTCGAGTTGTCTCGAGCGTAATCGTGCGCAGGTTTATCTATCCCACATCTAGGGCAGATTTTCACGATTAGTACCAGTTCTTCCTATCATGATGCGCCAGGGCATTACATGGTGTCTTATATCTCGACTTTATGTAATCAAGCCCCCAGTTAATCTGAGTAATAGGGTTAGTCATCGCATCAAGTCCAGCTGCGTACATTTTCTTAGCTGGTAATGCTTGTGGTATCCCATAGGCTCCTGACGATTTATTCTTAGCACGCCACGCCTTTTTGTTTGTTCTCCAAGATGACTCCCGATCCCATAACTCATCCAAACATTTCCATTGCTTAGCTGATAATTGAGACCGAGCGTATTCCCGATAATGAGCCATTTCTGACCGACTACCAGGTCGTTCGTGCACAGGTGCTACAACTGTTATTAGCAGTTCAAGCATCCATCTCCTTTGTTAGAAGTTAGGTGTCGCCCAAGAATCTGTGGCTTCACCTGTAGTGCCTCTAAGTTTCTGTCGAAACATAGAGTTTGATGGCTGACCTTGAGTGAGGTCATTTATCAAAACTGATGCACTGGCTTTGTTAGGAATAGCAGTTACCTGATCGCATCCCATCTCCTGCCATGCCATTTCCATAGCGAGTTTATTATCTACCTGTAACTCTTCAGCTAGTTCTCGAACTAATTTCTTTATGTAACCTACCTGCTTCTCTGAGGCGTCAGCTCTAGCAGCAGGGCCGTTACTTATTTTGACATTTGACCACGAATATTCTTGATTAATAGCTGGAGCATCTCCCACGCGATCCGTTTTAGTCATCTCCTCTAAACTAGGTCGAGCACCTTTAGGAGCAAAATTTAAATTGGCTAAACAACGCCCGATAGCTGAAGTTTCACAGTTCTCAAGGGCTGATTGACGGTTGACAGGGTTACTACCTACACGCTCCTCAGCGAATCCTGTAGATGCTGGTCGTTCATCTGCAGCGTCACGATAGGCAAACGCTTTTACAATAAACATTTGGTCAGAGTGTGCCACTAACTCAGTCACTATTCTGCCATTTTTAAACTCACCATAAAACCTGTCGATTCTTTTTTCCACAGGCTCATAATTCGATAAATCAAATCCCATTAAATATCATCTCCACATGTGCATAGGTACTGTTCGCATGAAGTACATCTCTGTACGTCATTATCGGCTTTTATTTGTAGCCACTTAATCTTGGCTGATAGTGCTAGTTTCTCCCATATTTTAGGATCCTCTATATTCGTCATAATTACCCTCTCTAGTGTCATACGACTCTACTCAGGCAGTCTGACAATAGCGTCTAATTAGTGGATTTCAGGGTCTTTTCTAGGGTGTCCACGCGCTTACTTAGTCCTTCAATTTTGGTTTCTACACGCTGAATGCCTAGAGCTACATCGGGGAGGGATTTGCCCCCATTTGCCCCAGGTTGGATAAGGGATGTGTGCTCAGCTATGGTGCGTTGAATAGGTTTGACCACGATGTATCGATGGGAGGCAATTAGTAAGGCACCAACGGCTGTTATAGCCATAGCCACTTGACCCACTAGCAAAATGTAATCAATCAGAGTCATCGGACTCCCTAATCGGAAATGATATGACCCATATTAGTAGACCTATGAGAATTAGCCACCCTGTAACGACCTTAGCAGAGCCATCGAGCGTGAAATAGGCGATCATTAACCCTACATAAGTCCAAACGTCACCAGTCATACCAATAAAATATTTCTTTAACCAAATCATTTATTTCTCCTACTTATAGCGCCTACGGCAGATATTTGTGCTATCTGTTGCACTAAGACTGCTGCGATAACCACGCCCTGTGACTCTTCGCGTTGCTCAGGTGTCATATCCGATCCCACATTTAATATCGCTTCAGTTGCTGCAAAGACTTCGGCAATGCCAGGTATGTCAGCCAGCGCAGTGGGTAATTCTAATTCTAATGTATTTTCAGCTATGTATTCCTGGATTATTTCTTCTTGCCTTAATACCTCTAACTCCTCTACACTTAACTCAGGTTCAAGAACAGGAGTTTGAATTGTTTCTGGTTCAATTATTTGCTCAGTTATCTCTAATTCTTGCTCTACTATCGGTGGCAGGCTTGGGGCTGGTATTACGATTTCAGGTTCCTGAGTTGAAGTCGGTGCGTTATCTGAGTTATTTATTACTGGTTCTTGCGTTGGTTCAGGCGTTAATTCTGGTGTCGGGCTTGGTGTAGGTGTCTGGATTTCTGTTTCTGTTGGTGACGGTGTTGGCTCTGGTGTGGGTGTTTCACTCGGAGTAATTGTAGGTGATGGTGTTACAGCTACAGCACCAAACCATGTAAGTGTGTAACTACCTGTCGGTGTTTGATTACCATTAGTGACAGCCCACGCATACGATGTGGCTTTAATAAAATATGTGCCAGCATCTAATGGCAAAGATAATAAAGATGCTAAGAAATTATCGGAAGAATGAGCACCATCATCGTTGTAGCCTAATCGTATAGTGTCCTGCCATAACTCCACCCACGAATCTATAAATCCAGGAGTTTGTGGAGTACCAGTAGTAGTCTGCACAGTTACAGTGCTAGGAGTTTCTACAGTTATAGGCACATCTACATACGGCTGCTCAGGTGATAACTCTATGAGGACATCATCAGCGAATGCACTAGATGACATCATTACAGCTAGTAGTGCTAATGGTAATAATAGTCGCAGGCGTAACCTACGAATCTTATCTCGCTAAGATCTCGGCTGGGTCACAGTCAGCACCAGCTGACCATCTGATGTTGTCGCGCATCTCGAAGTGTAAGTGTGGGCCTGATGAGTTACCAGTATTACCTGACTCACCTATGTGCTGGCCTTTCACTACAGCATCACCTGGTTTAACTAATGACTTTGATAAATGAGCGTAAATAACCCATCTCTTTTGATCATTAACGGTAACCTGTTGCACTAATTGTGTGCCATAAGACTTGCCCCAGTTTGCGTTAGCAATTACGCCATCATCGACTGCAAGAATATCTGTTCCTGATGGTACTGCGAAGTCCACACCTGTGTGATAACCCTTTGACCACATCTTGCCCTTTTTCTTATAGGCTGTGGTTATTTTGCCATTCATTATTGGTAGTCCCACTAAACTATCATCCCCTTAAATTGTCTTATTTCTGAAACTAGATTTGATTTTCCGTTGTGATACACCATACAAGAAATAGGTGTGCCAGGTTTCGCTTTGAAGAACCAAGATAAGCAGAATTGTACAGAGGTAACGTCTGCTGGCACAGCGTAGGTATTTGTGCCAGTAGTGTCATTTTTGCCTTTGTAATCTCTTGAGTAATTCATTTTCACATAAGTTGGTCTACCTGTTTTAGGTAGGGTTATGTGTAACTGTGATTCCCAGAAACAATTACCCTCACTCGTTGGGTCAATGGCATCCTTACCATTGAGCACCATAGGTGTCCATACGTTAGGTTTAAAAGACTGTTTTACTTTGTCGTCTTTCCACTGTATATACAATTATTTACTGTCATCTTTCTTATTAGCACGTTTGAATATGGCATCGACTTCTTCTTGTGTTAATTTTCCATCGTCTAAGAATGCCTTAGCCAAATCTGTGATAACACGGCTTACAGCAAGTCCTCCGGCAATTAAAGCAGAATTGACTGGTTCTACACCAGCGAATGCTCCAACACCGATTGCTGGAAGTGCCATTGCTAGAAATAGCGCAAATGATCTTAGTGCAACGTCTTTCATCACTTTCAAACTCATATATTCTCCTCAGGTCTGTGACCTAATTCTACCCCAGGAGTTTGTAATGCATTTACCACTGCCTTAGCCACCGGAGATGCCAGTTCTGCATAAATCGCTGTGGTTGATGGTGAGGAGTGTCTCATTAACTTAGACACTGCGAGCAGATCACCACCTGATACCGAATAGCAGCTGGTTGCAAAATAGTGGCGACCTGAGTGTAGTTTTTTGTTAATACCTAATCGTCTTAGCTCGGAACAGGCAGCAGTGGACAAATGGTGAGGCTTCATAGTTGGCCATAATCTGCCTAGGGTGTTATATGTTTTAATCATTTCAACCACTACGGGGTGCGCTGGTAGTGATAAATCTGTTCCACCTTTACCAGCAGGGATTCTTATCATGTAACCATCTTGATGCTCCTCAAGATCTGCACCAGAGCACAAGGCTATTTCTGCTGCTCGAAATCCGGCAAAGCAAGAAAGAATAAACCAGTGACGGTGTGGATACTTAGCTTGGGTCATAATAATCTCTACCTCATGACTGGTAAATGGTCGAGGCATCGATTTAGGTTTGCGTAACTTAGGCAACTTCTCAGCCGGTGACTCACCCTCTGGTATTAGTTTTAAATACATCAGATGTCGGTAAATCATTTTCATCCGATTAATATTTGCTTTCTTAGTCGATGTAGCTGGTGAGAGCATAATTACCTGCTCTAAATGCTCAGTCGTAGCAAACTGTGGATGACTAAGTTTATTTATTCGTTTTATTATGTGCTTATCAGTCAGCCACAGTTGCTTTTTATGTCCTAATACCTGGAAGCGCGCATAGTAGGCAGCTAATATCTCCTCTATTGTGAACCAGGGCTTTTCAGCTGTATTTATTATCTGCTCACCTTTTTTAATTTACGCTCTAGACGCTTAATATCAGCCTTTAGCTGTTTGATGCGTTTTCTGATGGCTTTCTTACTAGATGTATCAGGTGCTGGTTCTGGAACTAATCTGATGACCTCAGTGGTACCACCAGACACGGTAATAACGCGCTCTACGACCACAGGATCAGGAATTACAGTCACTGTAGGGGTAGGGGTAGGGGTTGGCGTGTAGGTGCCGTTTAACCACGCAGTCCAGTCATCTCCACCGGACATTTGTAATGACCAGGCTTGTGAAGTCCAGCAGGTTGTGATGTAACCACCACCCATAACGCCTTCACCTGTTTTCACAGGGTATTGAGATGGACATGTGATGTCACGTGTTTCGCGATAAGCCCCCGGGTAGGGTTCTGTAAATGCCATAGCTGGAGTACTTATTAGTGCGCAGATAGTTGTTATTGCTAGTATTTTGTGTTTCATTTATTACCTGCGATATCTGCACAGGATCGTAATTTCAGCAATCGTAGCATTAGTTTTACCTATTTAGTTTTAGTGCAGTAGC